ATCCTCTGATAACCACCATCGTTGCAATACTTGGCTTCTTGACATCTCCATATCTACATCAATATTGTCATCACCTAGCAACAATCTGTATGCCATAGTATCGACCATCTTTGATGTTTCTGCACCAGCACTTGCTGTACCATTAGTAATGTTTTGAGAAAGATTGAGAGCTTTTTCTGCCGCCGCTGTATTACTAGATGCTTCTGCCATACCAGAGCGTCTTATATTTATATCAGTAGTAAAACTGGAAACTTCTGCTGTATTAGTTGTTATATTGCTTTTGTCTAATAGAGAAATAACTTCTTCTGGTAATTTATCTCTAAGCGATTTATCTGATGGACTTCTTATATAATCAACTAGATGCTGGAAGCCATCAAGTCTTGTATCATTTATTGTAAGCTGACCATCAACCATTGTAATCTCAGGCTCTGCACCAGCAGTTCTTGTTATAATATTTAGAACCTTGTCTTTGATAACATCGTTAAATACTGCATTGATGCTATCTTCATATCGACCAGCAATAGTACCAGTTATCTGACTATATTCACCTTCAGCTGTAGAACGTAGATAGGCAATATGCTCATCTCGTAATGTTTTTGCTTCATCTTCTTTGTCGTTCATAAGAAGCTGTCTAATCTCATTCTCAACTTCTTGATTTTTATCTCTAACTTTAAAAAACTCTTGTACAGCACCTACCTTATTTTCTTTGTCATCCATTTCATCTATTCTGGCTTTTAGCTCAATCTCTTCTTCTTTGAGCATATTTTCTCTTCTTCCAAGAGTTGTAAGAGCAGAGTTTAATCTTGTCGTGCCTAGAAATTTAACAGAGTTCTCTGGGTCAAAATAAAGACCACGCAAAGTTCTTAATATTCTTTTTTCATCTTCACCTATTCGCACCTTCTTACCATCAGATATACGAACAGTTTCGATATTTAAATCTTCTTCATTGCCACTTTCTAAATACCTTCTTGCGTTTACTATCTGATTGCTATCTTCAAAATAAAGATTTGCGAGTGTTGGTGTTACATTAGATAATATGTGATTCTTTATAATAGACTCAGCAGTGTTTCTATCATTTCTATCTATGTGAAAATTTTTGAAGTTACCATTCTCATCTAGCTCTTGGGTGAAGTCTGATATTTTTTGCATTGTATCTGTAAGAAAAGAAGGGCTGGTTATATCGCCAGTTTCTTTTGCATCGTCTATAATCTTATAAAAATTATCAAGCTGTCTATTTCTTTCAGTAGCTCTTTCAGCGGCAGATGTAGAATCAGTAGAAGATGCTATAGCTGATAGCTGTCCTTCTTTTGCAGACGATATACCTTTGAGATGTGTGAGTATAGCGTCTTTATTTTCACTGGTAAAATCAGACCTAATATCATTCATCATAGTACGCAGACCAGCATCGGCTGGTACTTTATCACAGTTTGTATCGTACATAAGACAAAGTTTCACATTCTTAACATCTAATGCGTCCATATTTGTGCTATCAAACATCTTGTTTACTTTTGCCATGCCAACGATTTGAGAAACATATTCTCTTGTCTTTTCTTCAGTTTTATCAAATTTTGCTTTCTCGTTGCTCTGCTCTAGCATCTTAGCAGTATCTAGCAAGTTTTTTGACATGCTCTCGATAGTAGATTCTATAAGGTCATAGTCTTTTGTTCTTATAGCTTCAAATGCATTATGTGCAAACTTAGCCCTATCATCATTATAAGAATCAACATTTGATTGATGTCGTCTTTGAATTTGTAGAAAGTCTAAGTCACTTCCATGCTTGTCAGTAATGTTTACAGCAAACTGTTCAATGCCACCTCTATATTTATCTGGCAAGTTTTCCAGAACAGCATCAGCATATGCACCAAAACTTTCTCTAAACGTAACCCCACCATTTGGTGTCAGAGCATTTTTATTTCTTATCTCGAGTGCTTTACTTTCTAAGTCACTTTCCCAGTGCTTAAATATTCTCTTATCCATAAGCTGGGTAAATGCTCTTTGACCAGTACTACCAAGTGTAAGAAACTCATCAGAAGAATATATTTTATAATTACCATCTTCATCAAGAGTAGTCAGCCTATCTAACGG